CGGCCTGCAGTACGACCTGGGCCGGCGCAATAACGACCTGGGCTACTACAACGCGGCCAACAGCTACAACCTTGGGCAGGGCAACCTGGGGTTGGGCTATGCCAACCTCGACCGAGGCATCAACAACGACAACAACCAGTGGGCACTGCAGGGTGCAAACCTCGCAAACAACACCTGGAACCAGCTCAACAACAACAACCAGACGGGCATCAATGCTGGCACCAACATCCAGAACAACCCGCTCAACTACCTGAACCAGTTCAGCAACCTGTTCAACGGGATAGGGTCTGGTTTTGGCACGTCTACAGGCACCTCCAATGTGAACGGGAATCCCTTGCTGGGTGCTCTGGGTGGCGCGCAACTCGGCGGCCAGATCGGCAATCTGTGGGGCTCTGGCAGTGGTGGCGGAGGCGTCAGTAGTGGCGGGTCCGGCCTGGGGTTGAAGGGCCCTAGCACCGGTTTCTGGAGCACACCGTAATGCACTTCATTCCGAGCACCGTGCCTGACGAAGCTGCGGTCGCCCTGGAACCTGCATTCCGCCGCACACATACGGACACCGCGGAGATGTGGTTGGAACGTTGCCGCGCGGACCTTGCCCAGCTATGGGAGCACCAGGGCTATTGGGCCATCAGCGAAGTCATCGGCGGCAAGACATGCCGTGTCCTGCACCTGGTGGCTAGCGCGGGCGTATTCAACAACGAGTTGGTGGACGAGATGGAGGCCTGGGGCCGGTCCATTGGGTGCAAGAAAGTGGTGGCCGAAGTGCGTCGTGGGATGACCCGCCGCCGTCCCGGCTACCGGATCAAATCAGTTTCAGTAGAAAAGGACCTCTGACATGCCAAGTGCAATCGGACAAATTGGCGGCGCCTTGGTTGGCGGCCTGTTCAGTGACAGCGGCGGCGGTCAGTCTCAAAGCCAGACGCGCGAACCGTGGGGCCCAGCCCAGCAAGGCCTGAAGGACGTGCTTGGCGACGCGACGAAGCTGCGCGAGTACTACAAGCAGAACCCACTGAACCAGCTGCAGCAGACCGGCTACCAGAACCTCTACGGCGACCTCGACAACTACCGGCAGAGCATTGCGCCCGGCATGATGGCCCTGTCCAACAGGCTCATGAACAGCAACTACCAGCGCGCGCCTGCTGGTTCTGAGCTGGGCGGTTTCCTGCAGCCAGAGCGCGGCATGGGCGCGGGCATGGCGCCTGGCATGGGTGGTATGGGGCAGGCTGCAGGCGGTGGTCAGGGTGGCGCGTTGGCTGGTCTGTTGGGTCAGGCGGGTCAAGGCTATTCGCCGCTGACAAACGGTGGCCTTCTGGGGGGCATCTCTGGTGCGCTGGGTAGTGCTGGAGGCCTGATGAGCGGCGGAGGCCAGGACATGACTCAGGGCACAGGCCAGGGGATGCAGTCCAGCGGCCTGCGCCCGACTGACATGATCCCGACGATGAGGACGAACCCTGGAGAGGCCTATGGGCAGATCGATTTCAAGGCGCTGAATCCATGGACCAGCGGTGCGATCCCTGAGCCCAAGGCGCCAGAGAGCAATACAGGCAATCTGAGCGATGACGAGCTGGAGTACCTGCGCCGACAGTACGCGCAGGACAAATTCAGGCGTGATCAATACGGTGACTTCGGTGGCGGAGGTGCGTGATGGCTGGACTTCTCGATTTCCTGAGCAGCCCCGAGTCTCAGTTGGGTTTGGGTCTGCTGGCTGCAGCTGGCTCTGGGCAGCGCTTCGGACCGGGCCTGCTGGGCGCGGTGCAGTACTCCAACGAGGCCCGTCGCGCCATGGATGACCAGTCGTTCCAGAAGCGCCAACGTGACCAGCAGACGAAGGCCTGGGATCTGCAGGATCAGGAGAATGCGCTTGCGCAGCAGTTCTTCCGCCCGGGTCAAGCAGCGTTGGCCCCGCTCGCTGGCGATTCCGCTTCTGGCATCCTTCCGAGCCAGGGCCGTCCCGCTACGCCTGGCAGCTTCGACATGCAGGGCTATGCCAATGCTGTCATGGGCGTCAACCCTCTGCGCGGGATGCAGCTTCTGCAGTCGATGCAGAAGGAGCTTCCTGTGGACAAGATTGACCCGACCAAGTTCACACCTGGATCGCTGGCCAAGTTCGCTCAGAGCCGCAACTACGGCGATTTGGTGCCAAGGAACAAGCTGGAGTTTGTGAATGACATCGCCGTTGACCCGTACGACCCCGCGAATGTCAATCGCTCCCTGCCAAACCCGAACAAGCCTTTCCAAGTGGATGCACAGGGCAATGCAGTTCCCAACAAGGCGTACCAAAACTACGAGATCAGCAAGGCCGCTGCCGGTGCCGCGCGCACCAGCAACAACATCAGCGTGAACACTGAGAAGTCGTTCCTGAACGAGATTGCCAAGGGCGCAGGAAGCCAGTTGGATGCATCGCTGGCCGGCGCGAAAGGGGCGCAATCCACGATCAGCACCTTGAACAACCTGGATTCGGCGATCAACAGCGGGAAGGTGATGGCCGGCCCGTTGACGGCTCCAGCGCAGGTCCTGATGCAGGTGGGCACTCAGCTTGGGTTGGGCGGGAAAAGCTCCAAAGAGACGCTGGAGAAAACTCGCGCGGCCATGCAGGCGATGGCCCAGCTCGAGCTGGATGCAGCCAGCCAGATGAAGGGGCAAGGCCAGATCACTGAGAGTGAGCGTGCGATCCTGCGCAAAGCGGCTTCCGGCGACATCAGCATGTCCATCGGCGAGATCAAGACGCTCTCCCAAGTGGCGCGCAAGACCGCTGAGAACCGCATCCGCCAGCACAACCAGAACGTCGCTCCGCTGCTCAGCAACCCCAACGCTGGAGCACTGGCGCCGTTCTTGACCGTTCCACAGCCAGAGGCCGCGCAAGCGCCCGCAGGCGGTGGTGTTGTTGACTTTTCGAGCCTCAAATAATGGATGTACGTCTGCCAGATGGCACCATCATCAGCAATGTCCCAGACGGCACGACAAAGGCCGACCTGGTCACGAAACTGCAGAAGAACGGCATGGCCGTGCCTGCCGAGTGGCTGCAGCAGAGCGCGCCTGCTGCTCCTGCGCAGCCAGTGCAGGAAGCAGGCCAAGCGGTCAACCGAGGAATCTCCGGCATCCCGCGCCAAATTGGTTTGACCGGGCGCTATGGTCTTGAGGGAGCTGCCAACGCTCTACAGGTATTCACCGAGCCGGTAGCTGGCTTGATGCGGGCCGCTGGCATCAAGACTGCGCCATTGGGAGAGGTGGCGACGAGCTTTGCCGACGCTGTGGGGTTGCCGAAGCCGGAAGGCGCGCTTGAGCGGGTGGTTGGAGACGCCTCCCGCCTTTTAGCGGGTGCCGCCACTGGCGGCGGTGCCTTGAGCGCAACGGGTGGCCTGCTCGGGAAGGCTGGCGCCACCATTGCGCCTAACGCAGCAGGGTATACAGGCTGGGCGCGCGATGCAATGACAGCCGCAAAGCCAGCTCTTGCTGAGGCAGGTCGCCTGACCATGCCTGCAGCCACGTCCGCCATCGGCGCGGGCGGCTTGTCCGGGCTGTCGCGTGAAGGTGGCGGAGATGAGCTACAACAGGCATCAGCGGGTCTTGTTGGCGGATTGATTGGTGGCTCTATCCCATCTGTCACGCGCGGAGCTGCTGCGTTGGGGCGCAAGTTCATGCCGGTGTCGATGACGCCTCAACAACTTGACGCTCAGATCAGCGTAATCTTCGAGCGTGCGGGGGGTGACTATTCCACGGTTCCCGAGAAGGCACGCCAGGCGCTCAGGACGGAGCTTGCAAAGTCTCTGCAGGCCGGGAAAGAAATCCGCCCAGATGCTGTGCGCCGACTTGCTGACTTCGAGGCTGTGGGCGCAACACCAACGCGCGGCATGGTCACGCTAGACCCTGTGCAAATCACGCGAGAGATGAACCTCGCAAAAATGGGTGCCAACAGTGGCAACCAGGAGCTTCAGGGCCTGGCTCAAATCCAGAACCAGAACAATGCCCGCCTTATCCAGGCGCTCAACGAACAGGGGGCCGGCCGTGGCGACCTGAATCGTGCCGGCGAACAGATCGCATCGTCCATTCTTGGCCGCCGCGACAGTCTTCGCTCTGCCGAACAAGCGGCATGGGATGCTGCGAAATCCTCTCCAGGCTACCGCCAGCCGATTTCCCCCAAGGTTATCAGTGACATCAACCAGACGTTGGGCGAAGAGGGGCTGATGCCTTTCATGAACCCCACGATTTCTCGGTACATGGGGGCCTTCCAGCAGGGGAATCAGCCGTTCACGCCGCAAGACTACCGCAACCTGCAGTCCATGTTGTCGCGCGAGATCGCGAAGGGCGGGAACGAGGGTGCTGCTGCCAGCGCGGCAGCACGCGTTCTGAGCCGATCCGAAGTTCAGCCGATCACCAACCCTGGAGGCATAGACTTCGGCAACTCGGTGCTCACTGGCGACATGGCCCAGCGCTTGCGCGCGATGGATGCCGCTCCAGGGTCTGCGATCGATGCAGTGAACCGAGCCCGAGGGGCTACCAGGGCTGCGTATGCATACGAGGATTCTTCTCCACTAGTGCGCGATGCGCTATCTGGCGGGAATACTGCTGACCCAGCCAATCTTGCTCAAAGATATGTGGTGAATGGGACCCCAACTCAAGCCAAAATGCTTGCCAAAGAGGTTGGGCCTGAAGGGGTGCCTGTCATACGAGACGCCATCGTTGCGCATTTGCGTGACAGGGCTCTTGGAGCCGGCACGGCAGATGAGACTGGCAAGTTCAGCAGCTCTGCCTACAACAGAGCACTCAAGGCAATCGGAGACGGGAAGCTTTCTCAGTTTTTCTCGCCGGACGAGATCGAATCGTTGAAGCGAGTTGGCCGAGTCGCCTCGTACACCCAGGCTCAGCCAGTCGGCAGCGCAGTGAACAACAGCAATTCCGGCGCCCTGGTGCTTGGGCGTGGGGCCGATATTCTTGGCGGGTTTGCCAACAAGATCCCTTTTGGACAAGAGGTGATCACGACCCCATTGAGAAATTTCAACGTGATGCTGAGCCAGGGGAGTGCACAGAACATTCAGCGCGGGCTTCTTGCGCCTGTTGAGCGTGATCCTGTGCTTCGAGGACTGCTCACGCCAGCCGCCGCCTACTCCGGCGGCCTACTTGCGCCCCCTCCATGAGCTGATGATGGCCATGATGATCAGGGCGCCGAACCACCCGATAGCGCCGGGTGAGTATCCGCTGTCCCTGATCATCTGATTGATGGTCTCACGCAAATTTTCCATAGTCCTATGCCCGCCTTGAGCGGGCTTTTTGTTGCAAAAGCATGGCTGGTGAATACGACCCCACAAGCGGCATGAGCCCGCTCGAATTGCTCCTTGCTGGCATTGGCCAGGGCATGAACAACACGAAGTCTGGGATACAGCAGTCGCTGGGTCAACTGTCGAAGCAGGACATTCGGGATCTTCGAGACCTCGACTCGTCGCTGCTGTCTACCGGCATGGGGCGTGCTGGCTCAGTCCTGGGGAGCACGTTGAGCATGGTCCCCGTGGCCTTCGCACCTGGGGCCAACACTCTCGCGGGGGCCGGCCTCTTGGGGGCTGGCATGGGCCTCCTGCAGCCCAGCGGGTCCACTGATGAGACGCTGCGCAATGCTGCGTTGTTCGGGCTGCTTGGCCCGGGTAGCCAACTCGCCGGGCGTTCGCTTGGCGGCCTGCTTTCGATGCCGCGCAAAGCCGCCGCTTACTAGCTTGGCGATCAACAACAGTCCGAGCGCTGCAAATGGCACGAGGAAATAGGACAGATAGGACCACACAGATGAGAACCTCCCTAGAGCCGTCTGGGCCGGCGCAGCGAATCATTGAACTGAAGCTTCCCCTGCCGTACTTGCTTTCAGTGCTGGGCACGATCTCCATGCTGATCGTGACCATGTACTTCAAGGGCGAGAAAGCAGCGGAAGAGATCGTGGCCTTGCGGGGTGACATCCGCGAGTTGCGTGCAGAGCTGAAGGTGAAAGACACGACTACCAACGGCCTATCTGGCGCTCTGACGCTCCTGCAATTCCGCCTGGAGACGGCCGAGTCCGACATTCGTGTGCTGAAGCAGGGCGAGCCCATACCGAGGAAGACCAAATGAGCGAGTTCCTACCGGCCTTCGAGGCCATGATCGTGAATGAGGGCGGCTACAAGCTGACCAACGTGTCCGGTGACAAGGGCGGCATGACGTATGCCGGCATCGCCCGCAACCGCTGGCCGAACTGGAGCGGGTGGGAGGCCATCGATGCAGGTGGCCGGCCTGCTGCAGATGCAGTGCGCGCCTTCTACAAGCAGAACTTCTGGGATGTGATGCGGTTGGATGACGTGTCGTCACAAGTAATCGCCAGGCACCTGTTTGACTTCGGGGTGAATGCTGGGACGGGCACGGCTGTGAAGATTGCCCAGGTGGTTGCTGGAGTCACGCCTGATGGGTCGGTAGGTCCGCTCACCCTGGCGGCGCTCAACATGTCCGACCCTGAGCTTTTCAGCGCGCGGTACACCATCGCCAAGGTGGCGCGCTACCGTGACATCGTGATGCGCGACCGTGGGCAGATCAAGTTCCTGCTCGGCTGGCTGAATCGCACCCTCAAGGAGGCAGCATGAATCCGATCATCCTGGGTGGCATCGTGGACGCCATTGGCAAGATCGCTGATGACCTGTTCACGTCCGACAAAGAGCGGCTTGACGCTCAGATCGAGTTGCAGAAGGTCAGCATTGAGGCGGCCAAGATCGACGCCAGCCTGGCAACGGGCCAGATGGAGGTCAACAAGGCCGAGGCCTCGAATGCAAGCCTGTTCGTCGCTGGCTGGCGTCCTGCCATCGGCTGGGTTGGCGCAGCCGCGCTTTTCTACCAGTACCTGATCTACCCGTTTTTGGTTTGGGCCTGGGCGCTGATGCAAGCCAAGGGCTGGGTTCCGGTGACGATGAGCGCGCCGCCCATGCTGGAAGCAGAATCACTTTGGGTGATCCTGTCCGGTATGCTGGGCATCGCAAGTCTGCGCACGGTCGAGAAAGTCAAGTCTGCAGGGGCGTCCAAGGGGTGAAAGTGGTGGGGGGATTTTTGACACAGCCCCCGCACAGGCGTCACAGAGTGCAGCCCAGGCAGACGACAAACCCTATGCAAATCAACATGTTGCATATTTTGCAAGGACTGCGTACAAAACTCGAAATCAGGCGTACGTGCGAACGTACCGAGGGTTCGAATCCCTCCCTCTCCGCCAATGTGTCAGCAAACAAGCGCCTTCCAAGGCGCTTTTTTGTTGTACCCATCAATCTACCCATCATTGGATGAAGCGATGGCCAGTCAAGCGAACCAACCCCATCCGCATGACGATCCGGAGCGAACGACACCCATGGGGATGGTCCGCTACGGACATGAGTTTCTGGAGGCTGCCTTCGTTGTGTACGAGCGTGCGGCCCAGCTAGATTCCCGCATGGTCATGCCTCCTGTACCTGCCCTGTATCTCTTGGGTCATGGATTGGAACTCACCTTCAAGGCTTTTCTGCTGAGCAAGGGTGTCACGCTTGAGCACCTTCGCCGTAAGCTGGGCCATGACTTGGAGAAGGCCTTCACAGCCAGCAAGGAAAACGGGCTCGACTCATTGCTTCAATCGCACGCCCTGGACGAGTCTGTGCTGACTTTGCTCAATGTGATGTACAGCACGAAGGAGCTGGAGTACATCGTGACGGGAGCGAAGACCATCCCCCACTACCCACTGCTGCAGAACTTCTCTATCAAGCTGTTTGATGCGGTTGCTGCCTCGATCGGTTTCCGGGACCGTCTTGCCAGGTGGACTTTGGATGGGGCGCCGGTTTGACGCCTTGTCGGGCATCGCCAGGTGCGATGGCTGGATGTTAAAGCTTTAACAAAAAATCAAAGAATCAAACAATCAAAACGCCCCGCAAACCCGCATGGATGCTGGGTTTCGGGGCGTTTCTGTTTGATTAACAAAATTCAAACGGGGGAAATTTTTTGCGCGTGCGGAACAGGGCGGTCTAGAGGGCGGGAGGCTGTGAACTTCGCATGCCCCCCTACCCCTTGGCCACCCTGCGGATGCCCCTGGGACGCTCCAGGAAGGTCGTGGCCTTGTTATCGGCTCCAGCAACTGCAGCGGCGCGCCTGCACGCCCGAGGCGTTCTCCTGACAGTCAATGATTGCTTCGTGAGTCGTCTGCGCGAGGTGAGAGAGATTGGGTGGTTATGAGTCCAAAGAAACCCTGACATCAGTTGTAAGCAAATGCTGATAAGTTTCGTGCTCCATCAGGAGGACTCAATGGCAATACTTTTGGTCACTTACGATTTGAAGAACCCAGGTCGAAATTACGAACCTCTGCACAGCCTGCTGAAGCAATATAACTACTGCAAAGGTATGGAGTCTGTTTGGTTGCTTGACACTACTCACACACCGAGCCAAGTAAGGGAGCGTATAGCTCAAGTAGTTGACGGCAATGACATAGTCTTCGTCACAAAACTTGCTAGTCAAGCTTGGGCTTCACGCAACTTCAACTGCGCTGATTGGCTCAATGCAGCCAATCGGAATTGGGCTTAAGATCAAACTAGACACTTGATTGACTGACACTGACAGTCCGACGCAAAAAAGCCCCGCTGGGCGAACCATGCGGGGCTTTGTTGCGTCTGGACTTGGCAGTGCTTACGCGCGCACGCCCTTGACCACTGCGAAGGTTTGCGGATAGGGGATCACCACATCGGCGCGGACGTGGCAGGCAAAGCCGATCTCGCCAGTAGACGCAAAGGCCTCACGCAGCAGCTGGATGCTCACGTTCTCGCGCAGCAGGAAGTACATGCCACGGAAGTCTCCCAGGTACAGCTCGCTGCAGTCCTTGCCCGTGCCCACGGTCAGGTCGATGGGGATCTGGGACGTGTGCAGGATGGGCAGGGTCTGCAGCAGCTCAGGCTTGCGGATGGGCTGGCCCGTGGTGTCCACCAGTCCGGCCAGGGTGATGACGCTGCGGGGCGCTCCGATTACCGCGTTGGGCAGCGGGCCGTCTGCATTCATCACGGCGCCGATGCCTTGCAGGATGGGACCATAGTTGGCCAGGGCACCGCCATTGGTGCCGCCGAAGTTCACCACCTGGACGCCAACGGTGTTCAGCAGTCCACGGGGCTCCGGCGCCGTGCCGCTGCCACGCAGGCCCACGCGGTCCAGCTCCTTGGCGAAGGCCTGGCCGATGGCGATGCGCAGTGCCGCTTCCATGTTGGGGGCGTCGGCCAGTAGCTCGCGGCTCACCTTGAACATGAAGGCCAGGGACTGGGGCACAGCCGCCACGCCGCGGAACGTAGGCTCAGACTGCGCCAGCGCCGCGGACTCATTGCGCCAGGCTGCCTGGGGAAGGCTGTTCACCACGGCCGTGGTCACGGACTTGGCGCCTTTCTCCATAGGCACCACGCCGGCGCCAGCTTGCAGCAAGCTGCTTGCAGGTGCCATGGCGGCCAGGATCTCGGGCATGACGGTGTGGGGCACTGCATAGCCGCCTGCCGTGTCTTGGCCTACGGCCAGTGCCTGGATGGCGCCTTCGCTGGAGCGCATTCCCGCCACGGCGCGCACGAAGTCAGACAGGCCCACCTTGTCGCCTGCCGGTGCGTCCTTGCCGTAGTGGGCCTTGAACTCCGCAGGGGTGCGCAGTGCCTTGAAGCTCTGAATCACCCCATCGATGGTGGCCTGCGGTTGTGTGTCGTTGCCGAAGTGCTGCTGGCCTGCCAGCTTGGTGTGTGCATCTTCGATTTCACGCTGCTGCTGATCCAGCTTGGCGTCGTAGCGGGTTTTGAATTCGTCGAATGCTCCCTTGAGTCCGGCAATCACGGCGGGCATGTCCGCTGGCGTGGCTTCTGCTCGGATGGCACGAATGCCACGGGGGATCGACGATTGGGTAGGAGTGCGCATAAAAATGCCTTTGCAAAAACAAATGTGGAAAGGGTTCACATCCGTTTCAAGCAGCGCCCGGCATGCTTTCGGGGTGTGTCGAACTGCAGCGCATGGCATGCAGTCTCAAAGGACGGTGTTCCGCTGCCAGCGCACGGCAATTGACAGGAGAGACACCGGTGGGTCACGAGGACGCCTAGAGCAATTCTAGGCAATGGCTGGATATTTATCCAGTGCAAGATGGATGTTTGTCATGGCTTGTTGCTCCCGTACTGCTTGCGCAACAGCGCCAGCAGCTCGGCGCGAAGGTGTGGGGGTGTGTTCAGGCAGTCCTGCCGCATCTGCTCGCGCGCTGCAGGGCTGTCGTTCCAGTGGTCGCAGGCGTGCATGGCGGCCTGCAGGAGCTGATGGGTCAGGCGGTTGGACTGCAGCACAAGGCGGATCAGCTCGGGCTTGTGGGCTAGCACCCTGACGCGCTGCTCAGGTGTCAGGGTGTTGGCCGGAACCGTGAGCCCCTTGCCGTCGGGTGTGCACTCCAGATCGATGCCGCATGCCAGCAGGTCGGAAAGGATTGCTTGTGCGGTCATAGGGCCTCCCTCGGACCAGCGGCCGGGCAGGCGATTTCTGCCGAAGATGCCCCGAAGGTGCCCAAGATGCCCTGTTTTGAAAGTTGGGCACCTTGGGCATCTTCGAGGGCATCTTCGCGTTCGCCCACCGCCACCAGCCACTCCGGTTTGGGCTGAAAGTCGGCGGGCAGTGACCAGTACCAACCGGCGCCCATGCCGCTTTTTTGTGGCTTGACCCCCATCTTTTCGCGGGCCGTGCGGATCTGCTTTTTGCTGTAGCCCATGCTTGCCAGGGATGTCTCCACGGCTTTGCTGGGCGTCGTACCTCCTCGCAGTTCAGCCCAGAGCAGCATCGGGAGATCGCTCTTCTCTGCGGAGATCTCTTCGCTCTCTTCCTCGGGGTCCGTCAGCAGTTCGCGGGCCGAGCCTTGCACAGCAACGCCCCAGGCAATGCGCGAGGCCTGGATGCCAGGCAGCGGCTCGCACTGCTCCAGGTGGTATGCGAAGCCACCATCGTCCGGGCCAATGTTGGACTTGCTGCGCGCCAGAATGCGGGCGTCCTGGCCGTCCTCCAGGCTCTTGACCTTGGCGGCCACCAGCACCACGCGGGCAACGGCGGTGAAGGCCACGCTGCCCACCACGCGCTGCGCGGGGTCCACGCCCTGGCCACCCTTGGCAAAGTGCGTGATGCCCAGCACGGCGCAGTCACAGGCCGTGGCCAGGTTCACCAAGGGCTGCAGCGCGCGGCGCACCTCTGTGTTCTTGTGGCTGTCCCCCGTGACAGCCGACACCACGGGATCGATCACCAGCAGGCGCACGCCGCCAATGCGCTGGATGGCCAGCAGCAGTGCCTGCAGGTCGCGGGCCGGGTCGAAGGGCTGCACCTCGCCATCCTCTGTGCGTGCGCCCTCGATGAAGAAGCAGCGGGCGCGTTCAGCACCAGCAGCAAGCAGGCGCGGCAGCAGCGTGTCGGCGGGGTCGTCCTCACCGCTCCAGATCAGGACGTTGCCTGCGTCGCAGCGGGTCTTGTCGGGCCACTGCCCGCCAAGGGTCACGGTTGCCGCCATGGTCAGCGCCAGCGTGGTCTTGCCCTGGCCAGGCGCGCCGGCCAGGATGTGCAGCTTGCCCAGCGCCAGCCAGTGCTGCCACAGCCACCGCACGGGCTCGGGGTTCAGGTCCGTGCCGCACGTCAGCACCACCGTGTTCCCATGCGTACCTGGGCGCGTACCTGGCTGCGTACCAACGTCCTCCGGCCCGCTGTCCAGCGGTGGGAAGGTGGGCTCTTGTGGCGGCTGCACTGTCCTGGTCGGTGGCCGGTAGGCCAGTGCGGCTGCCACGCTCGGGTCCACCGCAGCATGGGCCGCATCGTTTCGTCTGTTCATGCGTACACCTCCACGATGCGCTGCACTCGCCCAGCGGCCTGCATGAGGCGGGAGCGGTCGGTGTCGGAAAGGGCCACGCCCTGGGCCACGTTGCCCGCAGCGATGGCAATCAGGTTCGCCTCGGTCATGAGAGCGTCCAGGGCCTGGCGCGGCGTGAATGGGGCAGGGTTGGCGGGCGCGGGCTTGCCGTCGTCCACCCAGGCGCCCAGGTCCTTGGCCGCCTCGATGAACTCCAGACCGTGGGCAGCCATGTGGTAGCCCAGCACATCGCCGCCCCGGGCGCCACAGCCAGCCATGCAGACGAAGGCACCGCTGTGCAGGTTGATCCGCATGGAGTCGCTCCCCTGGTGAAATTGGCAGGCCGTGGTGACCCACTTTTTGCCCTTGCCAAGGCTCAGGCCCTGGCCCTCGTAGTAGTCGCGGGGGGCGGGCAGGCGGTCGCGTTCAAGCGGCATGACATGCCTCCTCATCCACAAAGGCCACCAGATCCACCAGCACCTCGAATTGGCGTTGCGCAGCGGTCAGCCAGCGGTAGTACAGGGAAGAGGGCCGGCTGAATGCCTGGGCGCCCAGATTGACGGCAGCGCCAGCCATGAACCATTTGTTCTCGAAGGTGCTGCGGTCCAGAGGAAGCTCCGCACGCAGCAGGCGTATATGGGACAGCGCCAGATCCACGGCGAAGTCCACATCCACGTCCTTGTCGTCCCATTCCTTGTCGTCATATCGCACCCGCATCAGGTGCTCTAAGGTGTGCTGAATATGGGCAAGGGCGGTCAGCATGGCCTGGTCGGCGCTGGGAAGGCTGGTTCCCGATTTGATGGGGGTGCTCATACTGCACCCCCATTCCGGATGGATTTCAGCATTGCGGCATAGGAGCATTCAGCTAGGTCGGACATATCTGCCGCCAGGAAGGCGCCCATGCTTGCGAGGCTTTCAATTCGCCTGTTGGTCCCGGCTTCCGCACGGATGGTTTTGAAGACCTCTGCGAGCCATTCCAAAGCATCGGCAGCCGTGTGGATCGGAATGATCACGTCCTCAGGATGGGGGACACCAAATATTCCTCGGCAGTCCATTCCTGCCGCTTGCTGGGGATTAGCCTGTTTTTGGCAAGGCTCCGCCATCGCTGCCACGCGGGCAGCGTTTTTATTGATCGTCATGGTGTTACCCCTCCAGGCTCAGATCGAGGCCACGCAATGCGGCCAGGGCTTGCACAGCTTTGATGCGAGCACCAGCGACATTGGCATGCGGCTGGCTGAGGTAATGCAGCGCCATGCTCAGGGCGTTATGGGCCTGGGCGTGCAATTGGATGGGATCAGGGGTGCCCGTGTTGGGCAACGCGGGCGCAATGGCGTGGGGAGAGGTAGCCATGAAGGCCTCCAAGCGGTTGTAGTTTGCAAAAACCACCGCACTGAGACCAATCAGGGCGGTAGCTCGACAGGTTGGTCTACCGGACAACCGCTTGCGCGAAACCGGCCAGGCTTGCGCCTGCCTGCCGAGCCACCATAAAAAGGGGCGCGAATGACAAAGCCGCAGACCAAAGGCGGAAACTGCGGCTTTCGTCGCAGCGATTGTAGCGGGAGACCAATCCCGATCACGCTTAACAGGCGCGACAGCACCAGTATAGCGACGTTGTGAGATGACGCAAGGCATGTTGGGCCTCACTTCTTGGCCTGGGCGTCGCGCCAGGCGATGAGCTGGTCGCCCGGGATGACCGTGCAGCGTGCGGACAGCCGGATGGGCTGGGGGAAGTCTGGCCGGCTCTTGATCCAGCGCCAGAGGGTGGCGGTGCCGATGCCCAGCAGCTCAGCGGCTTGCTTGGGGCGGTAGGACTGGGGAAATGAGGTCAACGTTCACTCCATCTGATCCCGCGTTGCATCATGTGCTGCGGTATGGTGCAACGATCAGCCCTTCCCCCGGGCTTATGGCAATACCTTGAGGTCTGAGGGCTACCTACTCCTTGCCTAAGCGGACCCTGGTAGAGCTCTAATGCTATTTGCCTCGCAGAGCATCAGGCCTTGCCACAATATCGACGGCACTTGCCTCTCTTTCACTTAGATTAAGTGATGTCTTCAGCCATTCCACGACATCTTTCTGCTTGGGCCACGTCTGTTGGTCAGCTATTGAAAAGTTGGGTCCATAGTATCTTGTGCGCACTTCTTGGAGAGCATCCATTAATTTGGACGATATCAAAGAAGTCTGTATTTTGGTGTGCGATGAATAATCTATGCCCAAATGAGATCGAAACCCAACTCTACGAGCACTTATTTGCTCGTCAGTCAATTCAAGCGCGGAATCTCCATAGAAGAGCTTTAATGCATCAAGGTCAGAATTTTTAAATGCATGACCCTGCACCCAGGCAGGTAATCCAGAGATGTGCCTGCTGACATCTCTATGCAGCCTTTTGCCTATAAGGAATGCACTTGGCTGATCGTTATCTGCGACCATAGATGTTTCGCCGCTCATATGGTTTATCCGATAAATCGGTGCCCCACATGCAACTTTTTCTGCAACTCCCTGAAGAGCATAAGCGACGCACTCTTGTATTTCTTCAAAGAGTTTGGCCAAGTACCACTCAATAGTTGGTTCAGGTAGTAACTCGGACATCCGAGGGCTTATGTATAGATCCATTTCATCAATTATCACATCGCGTAATGAAATATACTCACCTGTAATTGCTCTCTCTATTAATCCGATTTTCTCTGCGCAAAGTGTAAATAATTCCAGATGAATTGGCTCGCCGGTGCCACCAAATCGGTGTTTATCAAAATATTCCCGCAATGGATGAGTATCGTATGATTCGCTTGACCCGAACGGCAGACGAGCCCCGCCTGTGATAAGCAGCTTTATCCATTGCTCTTGATCGGCGTTGGCTATCTTTTCAATTTGCTCCACAGTTGGCAGATCCGGGGTGACAGATTTTTTATCGCTGGATTTCATATTGAACTCTTTCAATAAAGATTTGGAATCAGTTGGCAAAAATTTCCCCAATTAGCCATCATCTCGGCCCGCTTGGTGAACAAGTCGCCGCGCCGGTAGGCTGCCTCTACCGCGTTGCCGATCGTGTGGGCCAGTGCCATCTCGGCCACCTCGCGCGGGAAGTGGGTGCGCTCTGCGGCCCAGTCGCGGAAGGTGGAGCGCATGCCATGCGGTACGGCGTCCAGCTCCATGCGGCGCATCAGGTTCGTGAGCGTCATATCTGAGAGCTGCCCGCCACGCGGCGCCGGGAACACCAGGTCATTGCCTTCCACGCGAGGCATGCCGGCCAGAAGCGCCAGCGCCTGGGGAGACAGCGGCACCCTGTGCTCCTTCTGTGCCTTCATGCGCTCGGCGGGGACGGTCCACACGGCGGCCTCCATGTCGATCTCCTGCCAGGTCGCGCCCCGCACTTCGCCCGACCGTGCGGCAGTCAGCACCAGAAACTCCAAGGCGCGTGCGGACAGCCCCTTGCGCTGGCGTAGCTGGGCCATGAACCCGGGCATGGCATCGATGGGCAAGGCCTTGTGGTGGACCACCTTTGCAATCTTGGTGGGAGCGGGCAGCAGCTTGTCGAGATGGCCGCGCCAACGCGCCGGGTTCTCTCCCTCACGAAAGCCACGCACTCGCGCCCAGTCCAGCGCCTGCTCGATGCGGCCGCGCAGCCGAGTAGCTGTCTCGGTCTTCTCTTTCCAGATGGGCTGCAGGATGCTCAGGATGTGCGCCTGGCCAACGTCGCCGACCTGCAGCTTTCCGATGGTCGGATAGGCGTAGGTGGCCAGCGAGGCGGCCCATTGGGCCCTGTGCTTGGGATTGCGCCATTCATCGCTCTTGGCGTCGATCAGCGCCTGGCATGCGGCCTCAAAGGTCATGCTCTTGGCCTGCTCGGCGCGCAGGAGGCTCAAGGCGCGTTCGCGTTCCAGGATCGGGTCCAGGCCCTGCTCAATCTTGGACCGTGCCTCCCTTGCCTTCTCGCGCGCAAAGGCCAGCGTCACATCGGGGAAGCCGCCTAGGCC